GCTTACGACCGTATCATGTGTGAACATATGAGAAACATATGTATTTCACACGCGCAACTAAAATTCTTCACGAAACGGCTGACGGATGACGAGCGCGAGGAAGTAATGGCAGTTTTGAAAGAGGCTGACGGCTGTTTTCAAATCGAATGGGTGGCCGAAAGTATCTGTAAAAGAAAGGATTACAGCGAATCAAGACGTAAAAACAGAACGTCAAAACCTAAGAATGATGTGTCACACATATCTTCTACATATGATAATCATATGGAAAATGAAAATGAAAATGAAATTGTAAATGAAGATGAAGTTGTAAATGAAGATGAAGTTGTAACTGAAACAGGTATTGCGCGAATCGAAAAAAATCAAACCGGCCTCGTACTCGCTGACCAATACGATCAGTACATCGCAGTCGTGAACGAGATCACCGGAAAGAACTTTAGGGGCGATAAGAAGTCACGCACTCAGTTTAACGCGCGCATCAAAGACGGTTACACATTGGACGACTTTCGCCGCGCCGTGACCAACGCCACGAAGCTGAAGATTCATCAGGACAACGGATTCCACTACCTTACACCGGAATTATTCACGCGACAGGATAAACTTGAAATGCACTCCAACAGCGCGCCGTCATCAGGTACGCAAATGCTCAACCGCAAACAGACAATTAACGAAGCGCGCGACATCTACATGGAAACCGCCGCGCTGATCGAAGCAAGTAAAAACCAAAACCCATGAACCCACTCTATCAACGCATTTACGCCGCATCGCAGGGCGAACAGGTGGCACTCGCATCGGGACAGAAGTTCGCTGAAGTGATCGCCCGCTGCGCGACAATGACCGGTCAGGTACTTCCTTCACCACAGGCATCACTACTCATGCACGGCGTCATCACCGACCTGTTCATGTGGGCGACCTGTGAGGATATTGAACTGGCTGTCAAGCTGAATTTCACGGGAAATCTGCCCGCCAAAGTGCAGCCCTTCGGGGAGTTCTCAACGGCATACCTCTCCGACATTCTGAAGATGTATGAGCCTGAACGCGGGAAGGCGATCATCACTTACCGCCAGATCAATGAGCGCATAGACGCTTCACATCAACTCGCCCCGCCCGCTGTCACCGACGACCAATGGCGCGAGATGATGGATGAGGACAACAAACGCAAACGCGCAGGTACTTCGATGTGGAGGTATTGCGCCACGCGGATGGTCAAGTGGTTGGAAGATACCGGACAGCTCACTGATGCCACGTTCACCAAGGATGAGTGGCGCACGTTCAATGCCAATGCGCGGGCTGTTGTGATGCAGCGAAGGAAGATAGGCCCGAATGCCGTTGAGCGGATGAGTGCTACTGAGCGGGCGCGGTTCGATCAGGAGTGCCTGGACGAGAAGAAGGCACTGGTGTACGGGGTAATGCTCGACAGGATGAAAACAGAAACCAAAGTAACTCAATAACACATGGCACACGAAGTAGAACCAAAGGTTGGCGGATGGCTGTTTGTTTCAAGCAAATCAAGTGAGTGCATTGAGCAAATTGAAGAAATAACAGAGCATCACATAATTGCAGGACTGAGTAAATACAACTTAAAAACAGGAAGGCTTGAAAATGCCAACCCATTTTTTGAAGTATTTGCCACAGCGATCAGCGATAAAAAAGCGATAGAGATTGGCCGTAAATACAGAATGGAGAGGGAGGTAAAAAAAATGAGAAAGCGAATAATGAAAGCAATGGAAACGGCAAATCACGATACATTGACAAAGATTGTTGATGTGCTCGACCGGATGAAGGAGGTGGTGAAATGATTTCAGTCACCCAATACCGCGCCCTCGCCAAACGCCCGCGCAAGGCATCCGGAAAGTTCCGCGACCGGCAACTAACCGCGCTGATCGACTACCTCACCGGCCTGGGTTACGATGTCAAGACCGAACACAAATTCCATCCGGATCGCAAATGGAGGTTCGACATCGCTATCCCTTCGCTGAAGATTGCGATTGAGTATGAAGGTGTGTATGGCGGCGGGAAGTCACGCCACACCACGAAGGGAGGATATACCGGCGATTGTGATAAGTACAACGAGGCGCAGATACTCGGGTGGCGGGTGCTGAGGTTCACCGCGCGGAACGTGAAGGGGGCGAAAGAAATGATCGGGAGGGCGGCGGGATGATAACCAACTTTGAAACCATTACCCGCGAACTCGACGCAATAGACCTGAAATTCCTTCCGGTTATCATTGCCGGTATGAAGGCCCACCGAGGGAAAGATAACGCGATAACGGGCGCGGAAATCTGTAAGAAAACAGGATTGACCGAACCGCGCCTCAGAAAGATTGTGAACCACATCCGGCAGAATGCTATGTTGCCCGTGATCGCCACGTCGAAAGGGTACTTTACTGCCGATTGCGTGGAAGATGTGCTGTCGCAGATTCAATCGCTTCAGGATAGGATTGATGCGATTAAGGCCGCGCAGGATGGACTTCGTAAATTTGTAACTCAAACACATACATCATGAAAAAAGCAATTCGTTTTTCAACTCCGGCGTTGATTTGCGCCGTGGTTCTTTACATTCTCTTTTTGTTCGTAACCTGCGAACCTGATTTTACGAAATGGAGTGAGGATGGACGGTTTGTGATTGCATTACTTTGGGTAGTAATATCCGTTTTTGCAACCGCCGGAAACGAAACCCTCAGAGACTTTTAACCAATAACCAAATGAGCAAACAATTAATGGCCGCTTACGAGGCCGAAACCGGAAACAAGGCCCCTGTGTATAATCAGAGAGAATTTGACCACTGGCTTCATGGTTACAGAGAATGGGTTGAAAAGAAAGCTGGACAGAACCAATTTCCCGATGTCGGGAATATGGTCACAACCGATAAACTCAGCATCAAAGAGGCCGCCCACCTCTTCACATCGGTAGAAGAATTGGAGCGCGAATTAGCGATCCTCACCGCACGGCACACCTCAGTATTCAGTCACGTTACTGATGACGAGCAGGAGAAGTTATTGCAGGGCGTAACGCTCACCGAACTTGGCCGCGAGATTCAGGCGCGACTTAACAAGCTGTATGAAATCACGGGCGATAAAATCTACAAGTCATGAGCGAACCCGCGTTTATACACCCAACCGCATACGTACACCCGACCGCTATCATTTTCTCAAATGTGCGAATCGGCGCAAATTGCTACATCGGCCCGTACTGCATCATCGGCGGTCCGCCGGAACACGCGGACATAAATCCGCACGACCCACCAATTCACGGCGTTTGGATTGCTGATTACGTCCGCATGTACGGTCATAATACCGTTGACGGCGGAATGAAAAACTACACTTTTGTTGGGTCTCGATGTATCCTGATGAAAGGGGCGCACGTAGGACATGACGCAAATGTTTGGAATGATTGCACTATTTCATGCGGGGCAAGAGTGGGAGGCCATTGTCTTATTGAATCCCATTCCAATATTGGCCTGAACGCAACACTACATCAGTTTACTGAATTGGCAATGGGTACTATGGTAGGCGCGTCTGCATTTGTAAAGGGCGAAAATGTTTTGCAGTGGCGCATCCTCGCGGGCGTTCCGGCGCGTGACATCGGAGAAAACAAAGTCGGGAGGGCGCGATGGGAAAAGTAAGCATCTGCATCCCCTTTCACCTGCGCGGGCATTCCGAATCACAGGCGTATGCGATTGCGTTTAAGCACTATGCCTCACTACCCTACACCGTTCACTTGTGCGGGTCGGAGGGTGACGCCTCACGCAACTTTGCGTCCCGCTTCACCAACGACACCACGCGCTACGTCGAAGTGCCACAGGACAAGTTGACGACACTCAGCAAGGGCGACGATACGCTCAGGAAGAAGTTCAACGATTCACTTGCCACATTGCCGGATAGCGATTGGTATTGCCTGTGCGGTGCGGATGACATCATACCCGCGTCATTTTTCGAGTGGCTCGAAACGCGCACCGATGAGGGCGTGTGCATGGCGGGGCAGTCGATGGGATCACCGATGATACTCATCGAACTTGCGAACTGGCCGAAGGATAAGGCGGTGAAGAAAATCACGCTGAACTATTCGGTGAAACTCAGGTTAACCGGCGGTGTCAATGCGTTCTCACGTAAGGCGATGGAGATGGTAGCCGGAACGCCCTACAAATACGAGGGCTGCGAAACCGGCGCGGAGCGTATGTTCGCTGAAATCGGGTATATCCTCGACACTCCTGGATATGTGGTAATGCCGAAGGAGTTGATGGCCCTAAACCCGATGAGTAAACTTGTGGGCCGCCACCCGAACCATGAGGTCACGTCAGAAGATAGGGAGATAGTGAGGAGGTATCTGTCATGAGTACCATCAACCTCTACAACACCGACTGCATGGAGTTCATGCGGGGATTACCGGATAAGTATTACGAATTGGCTATTGTTGATCCGCCGTATGGGATAGGTATAAACACAAACATGGGAAGAAGAAAAGGAGATAAGCCGTCAAACTATCATAAGTTCCACGGCGAAGATTCCTGCATTCCCTCTGCCGAATACTTTGATGAATTAAGGCGTGTATCGGTTAATCAGATTATATGGGGAGGCAATTACATGACCGAACACTTGCCGCCCTCTCCGTGTTGGATTTTGTGGGATAAAGGATTTAGCGAGGAAGTGACGTTTGCACAGTTTGAAATGGCTTGGACTTCTTTTACATCGAGCGCAAAGAAATTCGACAGACATCCATCGCAAGCCGACAGAATCCACCCCACCCAAAAGCCCGTTGCCCTCTACAAATGGCTATTGAAGAACTACGCCAAAGCAGGGGATAAGATACTCGACACGCACGGCGGAAGTATGAGTATTGCAATCGCCTGTCACGATATGGGATTTGACCTCGACCTGTGCGAACTCGACCCCGATTACTACGCTGCAGGGGTGAAGCGGTACGAGCAGCATAAAGCACAACTTTCAATGTTTACGCCGGATGAATTGGCAAGATGACTACCTGCCTAAACAGATAGAGGCGCTGGATCATCTTTCACTTGAAAGTGGCGCGGAGTCTGTGTTATATGGTGGTAGTGCGGGGTCGGGAAAGTCGTGGTTCGGCTGCCGTTGGCAGGTCATGCGCCGACTGAAGTACCCCGGAACGCGCGGCCTTATCGGTCGCTCGAAACTCGACACGCTGAAGAAGACTACCCTCAGGACGTTTTTCGAGGTCTGCGCTCAGATGAAACTTCAGGCAGACAATCATTACACCTTCAACGCGCAGTCCAATATCATCACGTTTATCAACGGTTCTGAAATCATCCTCAAAGACCTATTCGCCTACCCTTCCGACCCGAATTTTGACAGCCTTGGATCACTTGAAATCACGGATGCCTTTATCGACGAGGCATCGCAGGTGTCACACAAGGCGGTGAGCATCGTGCAGTCGCGCGTCCGTTTTAAGCTGAATGAATACAAGTTGCGCCCGAAGGTATTGATGACCTGCAACCCGTCGAAGGGGTGGCTCTACAACGAGTATTACAAGCCGTGGAAGGATGGCACACTACCTGAGCATCGTGTGTTTGTTCCGGCATTACCGGGCGATAATTACCACCTTCCGGAATCCTACATGGAAACCTTATCGCGCCTGCCCGAACAGGACAGGAAACGTCTGCGCGATGGGGATTGGGATTACGATGAGAGCATCGATCGCCTGTTCAATATTGATGACGTGCTGCGCTGCTTCCGCAATGAACTACTCACCGGACAGAAATACATTACCGCTGACGTTGCCCGCTTCGGAAAGGATAGGACGGTGATCGGCGTGTGGGAAGGTCTGACGCTCATGCGCGTGGAGGTGCTGCGCCGCGCTGACGTGACGCAGGTGGTGGCAAAGGTGCGCGAACTGGCGACAGTGAACGGGGTGAAACTTTCGAACGTGATCGCGGATGAGGACGGGGTCGGAGGAGGCGTGGTGGATGGATTGAAGTGCAAGGGATTTGTGAACGGGTCACGCGCCACAAAGCCTGACCGGTATGTCAACCTGAAGGCCGAGTGCTATTACAAACTCGCCGAACTGATCGAACAAAACCGGATTACCTTCGTCGGGATTGACAACCTGAAGGATGAGATTGTGAAGGAGTTCGACATGGTGCGAAGGAAGAACGTCGAGAAGGACGGGAAGTTGCAGGTGACAGGGAAGGAAGAAATCAAAGCGCAGCATGGGGTGTCGCCTGACTTGTGCGACATGATTATGATGCGAATGTTTTATGAACTCTACCCGAACTATGGGAAGTACTCAGTGGGCAGCAGCCGTTAAGCCCTCACAACCACTATCTCACTCGCGCCTGTGAACCTGCAATCTATGTGCGTCCATGTGGGTGAATCGCGCGGGTCTTCGATGGTTGTGATCCACCCGCGCTCGATCAGAAATTTTTCATGCTCGCGGATAGTGGCGTGAACCTCGGTGACCGTCATTCCCGGAACGTGGAAATCAAGCGCCCGCCCGAACTTATGCTGTGAGTATTTCGCCCCTGTGCGCGTTCCTTCAGGCCGAAATCCGCGAAGCCGGAACTGCCCGCCGGACGCCCAGTTGTTTATGATTATCGGGCGGTTGATAACACTGCGCAGGTAGTCAATCGCGCAGATTATGCGGTAGTCCATAAGTTGCAACGACCGCTCACCCCGTGCGGAATAGGTCACGGGGTCGATAAATTCATCGAGGTAAAAATGATCGGTGACGGGGATGCGCTTCATTTCATCTTCCGGATGGTTTCATCCTTCATCTTGCTGCCGCGCGAGCTGCCAACGTAGTATGCGAATATCTGCGTTCCGATTGTCATAACCGCACCGAAAGCCATGTATGCGAGTTCCTTATTGGCATCCGGAATGTGGACGAATATCAGGGCCGCCACGACGAATATCATCATCACAAGTCCGATCATTACGACCGCGCCCATGAGCCAGTCGCGCTTACCGCCGGATGCCCGCATGAAC